CGCGTGCAAAAGGCCCCTTGTCGTCGAGGATGGCGTCGTAGGATTTCTGGATCACCGACTTGATCACCGTCGGCAGGCCATCGGCCCGGACATGCTCGATCACCTTGGCGATGCCCTTCGGGTCCTCATCGACCGAGCGGCGCACTGAGCCGACCGCGTCAACCGACGGTGCTTTGAGGTACGCCTTGTACGCCGCCGCGGCCGCGTCGATCTTCGCCAGCATCTCAGGTTCGCGCGCAGCCATGAACTGCCTGAACTGAGTGTCAAACCCAGGTGCCCGGTTGCGGGCATAGGCCGGGTTGGTCATCAGCAGCCGGACGTATTCGGCGAAGCCCTCATTCACTCGCCGCCCGGTTGGGCCTTGGTCGTAATCGAGCAACCGCAGCTCGCCCGCATTCACATTGGTAAGCGCGGTCATCTCCGCGCCGATCTTGCTCTCGATCGCATGGCCGGCTTCGTGGCTCACCACGTCGAAGTCCGGCACCTCGCGCACGCGCACCACCCCGGAGCGCAGATTGAATGTGGCCGCCGCCGTGCGCAACCCTACACGGCCCTGCCGCAACGGGAAGTCCAGCGCCTTGGCGAGATCCATCGCCTGCTGCTGGAGCGACCGGATCGCCACGTCCTGCTCCGGGCTGGCTGGCGTGCCTTGCGAGGTCGCCACGCGATCCTGCTCACCGGCCATCTTACCGCCCTTGCGACGCTGCGCGATGGCCTGCAGGTCACCGCCCTCTGGTATCTCACGGCCCAGCAACTCCTTCTGCCGCTCGCCGCCGAACAGGGCCGTATCCTCCGCGCTCTCCTGCGGGACGCCGCTGCCCTTGCGGCCGCGCATCCGGGCCTCGGCTTCTTCCTTGTCTCGGCCACGCTGGCGGCCGGCAATCGTCTCCGCGCTTTCCTCTGGGGCGTCGATTAGAGGGCGCTCGGTCGGCTTACCGCCCAGCGTCTCGGCAGGTGGTCCTAGCTTTTCTCCTCGGTCGGTGGGGGCAGCGGCCGGCGCTTCGCCTCCGGCAGACCCTCCTCCCCCACGTTCGCCACGAACTGGAAGCTCTGCGCCACGCCCATCAGTTCCTTGCGCTTCCCGGGGTTGCGATTCGCCGCCCGTTGATAGATTGCCGCCTTCTGCCGCATTAGGTCTGGAATGCTCAAAGGGAATGTCCTCCTCTGGTAGATGGGCCGGGCGGTAATCCCGGAAGATTGTGCTCACGCCCGGCAGGGTCCGATCGGTCGAACCGCGGCCCGGATCACCGGCCCGGCTTGGCATCTGCGTCGAAACGTCGACGCGAGTGTCGTATGTAGCGGCCTGCTCCATTTGCGAGTCATAAGCCCGGGCCCATTCATCCAGATCGCGCTGTAATTGGCTGTCGCTCACTGCCGACTGTAGCGAGCGACGCTCCTCCTCGCTTACCCAGCGGGCCATCGCGCTCTCTAGGGCTTCCTCCGGCGCCTGCCCGGGGCCGCGCTCGTAGAACTTCCAGATGTCGCCGTAGCGCACGGATTCGGGATCAACCTGATGCCGCGCTACCGTGGCGTCGAGGATGTCACCGACTTCCTCATGGAAGGCACTGTAGCGAGCCTCCTCTCCCATGCGGGAAGCCCTGGGCTGCGCTGCGCCATAGCTGTCTCGGAGCCGGATTCTCTCCGCCTTCACGGCGTCCTCAAAGCCGTGCTCTGGGCCGGGCTGGTAGCGGGGCCTTTCTGGCGCTGGAGCGGCTGCAGCGCTCGGGGAGCCTGCCTCTGGCGCGGCACCGGCGCGCGGTTCTCCTGCCTCCGGAGTAGCTGCAGGGCGCGGCCGCGGCGCCTCCGCTGCTGCTTCTGCGCCATTTGGGAGTGTTTCCCGTGAAATAGGCGGGGCCTCGATGCCGTTGTTCGGGTCCCGCGCCCACGCGGCATGCTGCGGCGCACTGAAACTGCCGTCCTCTTTGCCGAGATCGTACAGTTGCTTTCGCAGTTGCGCCTGTCCGACGATCTTGGCGACGCCCTCCCCGGCTAGGTGGCCGCCGACGCCGATACCAAAGCCGGCCGCGGCAGCGATGAAGGGCCGAAGGTATTCCGGCTCCTCCTGAACGCCGGCCGTAATATTGAGGCCCTGAATGATCGGGTCAGTCCCGCCCTGAATCGCGCCCTGCTGGACGCCAGCGCGCGCCCCCCGCGCTATCCACGTCGCCCCCTTTGCGGCCCAGCCTACCCACGACTCCGGGCTGATCATCGAGCCTTCCAACTGGCCGGCAAAGGCCGCTCCAGCCTCCAGTGTCGTCCCCCACGGCTCCATCTGATCATGCGCGGCCAGGTCGGCGACGATCCGGAGGTATTCGTCCCGCTGCGTCTTGTTCACCGCCTTGCGCTCGGGGGGCATATCGGGCGCATCCGGGGTCTTGTAGATATGGGCCAGCGCTGCAAGCTGCGTCGAGCCGGCCAGCGAACCGCGGTAATAGGCGTCCTGCCGATTGAGCCGCAGCCGCTCCATCAGGGCGACGCCGTCGTCCTTGGGATCGCCGTCGAATTGGTCATAAACCGATGCGCCTTCTGCCGTTTGCTTGGCCGTGCCCCCGCCTGTGGGTTCTGGCTGCGCCCGACGGCGCTGGGTGCGTCCCGCGCTCTCCCGCGCCCCACTGGCCGCCGCTGCCTGGTCATCCTCTGTGGGCTGCGGGAGCGCCCCTACCGTCGACATGGGGCGGCCCTGCACCACTTGGGTCTGCGGCGCGTTCGGCGCCCCTGGAGCCGGCGTAGGCGCTTCGTCGAACTGGTCGAACGGATTGACAGTGTCAGGCATCAGGGCAGCCCCGGTGCAACCGGATACTTCTTCAGAATCTCTTGGCCGCGGCCCACGCCATACTTGGCGTCAAATTCCTTCTGGGACTGTGGGTTCTTTAGCAGGTACTCGATCGCCCCCGGCGGCACTGGCGGCAGTTTTGCCTGCGGGGCGGGCTCTGTGGCAGGAGCGCCTTCGCGGTCATCAATAACCCGCAGGGGCGCCCGGCCCGGCGCAGTCGGCGGCGAGAAGCCTCGCACGGCGCGCTCTGAAGCAGCACGCTCCTGGGCAGCGTCCACCGGAGTCGCATCGGCCGGTCGCAGAGGCTCGCCCTTCGCCATCTTGCGCAACAAAACACCCGCCTGCTGCGCTACCTCTGCCTCGACCTTCTGGGCACGCAAGGCGTAAGCGAACGCCTCATCGGCTTGATCGCCAAACATCTTTTGGAATTTCTCGCCCACCTCGCGCACCGCCTGCAGCGAGCCCGCCGTGTCTCCGGTGATCACCCGCCGCAACGGCAGAGTCATCTTCAGCGCCTCCGCCTTAGTGATCGGCGAGCGGTATTCCGGATCGATGCCCAATTGCTCTTGTGCCTGCAGCCGTGCGTCAGCCACAGCCTTGAACGACTCCGGGTTCTTCTCGTCATATCGCCCGAGCGTGGCTTGGACCGCCGGGTTCTTCGATACCACGCCGGCGGGATCGTTCCGACGCGCTTCTTGGATGGCGGCGACTTCCTTAATCAACTTGTCGTGGCGCTGGATGGCGTGGGCATAGCCACGCGCCCCGGGCTGCGGCATTCGAGTATTGAGGAAGCGCTGCTGGTCAACGTCCGACATAGTTTCCACGGACTGCCGGTCCGCGCTGTAGACGATGTCCGACTGATAATCGGTAAACTTGGCCGCCCCGTCGGCAGCACCGAAGTGGCGAATGAAATCCGACTCTGGCACCGGATTGGACGTCGTCCCGGTCACCAGTGCCTCGGTGAGGCTGTCGTCGACCTGCTGCTTGAACTCTGCCTTTCGCTTCGTTTCGACGGCCGCATTCAGTGCATAGGACTTGTTGATTCGAGCAATCGCCGCTGCCTCTGCTTGGGGCGGCAAGTTTCGCGACACTACGTCGTTGATCAGATCGCCCTGACTGCGGGGCACGGCGTCGCCCGGGGCGACATTGTTCGCCTCGGAGGCCCGCCGCCCTGCGTTGATGCTGTTGTTGTGCCCGGCCAGTCCGCGAATGGCTTGGGCGATCTTCGCTGGGTCGCCGGTCTTGGCGGCATCGACCACGCCCTGCGGGATGTTGCCACTGCCGTAATTATAGGCGATCGAGGTCAGCGACGACTTGGCCTGGGGAGACAGCGCGTCGAACGCCTCGCCGCCGACCTTGTCGCGAACGGCCTTCTGGGAAAGCGCCGCACGCCGCTCCAGATCGCGCTCTGCATCCTCTTGCGTAACTTTGGTCTGGGGCGTGACCGCCGCTACAGTCCCGTCTGCCTTAGTCACGGTATCGGAGCCGTACCCCGCTCGGTAGGCACCTCCATTGTCCTGATAGGCGTCGGCCCGGAATCCCTCGAAGTGGCGCAGCACCGCCTTGGTGTCATCTCCGGCCGGTGGCGCTGATCCGGTCAGCAGACCATCTGCCACGCCACGGCCCTGCGCCTGCTCCGCCCGGGCCCGGAATCGATTCGCGAGGTCATCATAGATCAAGCCCAGCGAGTCCTTGTTGTTCTCGATGATCCGCATGGCGCGCTGCGGGTCGTTTACCGCGATGGCCGATGCTTGGGCCGCGATAGCCTCCCGCTTCCCCTGGTCCCGAGCCGCGGTCCATTGCGGGTCGCCCGGCTTGGCGCCCAAGATCATCGCTTTCTTCACATGAGCGTCGATCAAGTCAGACGCGCCGTGCGCGACCAGTTCCGGATTATCCGCGTTGCTGGCGATGCTCGCGGCCGCGATCTTGGCTTGGGCATCTGTCGTCCCGGTGGCATAGACGACGCCCTGCTGATCAGCGTGCCGGCCCATCGTGCCGTTGACGATCGCCCGATAGCGGCGAGAAGCGGTATCGAATAGCGACTTCTGGTCAGCGCTGTAGAGCTTCCCCATGTACGACTTGGTCAGTTCGGTCAGCTTCTTATCGACCATGGGGCGCTGATCAAGGGCATCACGGCCGCGCGTGCCGAGGTAGCCGAGATCCGCTTGTATCGTGCCATCCGGTCCGACCGTTTGCTTCTGCGGGTCGCCATTGACGATCTTGCCCACCTCTTCCTGGTACTGGTTCACCATGTCGTTGGCGACGATATCGCCCCAATGGTGCCCTACCGCCGCGACCGCCGCGCCAAACTGCTCCGTTGCTTGAGCAACCTGCCCACCGAACATGCCGGCGCTGACCTGAGGCCGGAATGTCGTGTCCGGGGAGGACGTCGCTTGGCGCTCATGGGGGAGCAGATCAACCATCAGTTACCTACGCCCCGCCCCGGACGCTGCCATCACCGGGAGAAAAGCCATCACCGCCGCCGCCAAAGACTGACCCCCACGGCACCGCCGATGCCGCCCCGAGAAGCGAACCGAACGCGCCGATCTGACCCGCCGACTCGGCCTGCGCGCCGCCTCTCTCGTACAGACCGGCTTGCGCCTCCTCCTGATTGGCCTTCACACGATAGCCGTAGGCTTGGAGATCGGCGTTGCGCAGCACCGTCTCCGCATCGAACTTGCCCGCCGCGGCCGCGCCGGCACGCACGTCGACCGCCGAGCCTTGGTTCACGTTGATCCCGCTCGCTCCCTGCTTCGCCTTGATCGTGCCGACGTTCGCCGCGCTTCGCAGGCTGGTCACATCGGCGTTCACGAGGCCGCCGGAAATGGTGCGGTCGGCCATCTGGCGCAGCGCGATAGCGTTGTTGCGGGCGACCTGAGCCTGATACGCCGCCGCAGCGCCGCCGGCCTGACCGCCCTTGAGGCTGCCCCCCGCCTTCGCAAGGCCGCCAACGACTTGCAGGCCAATGGGCAGGGCCTCTGCCCAAGCCATTACGAAGCCTTCTCCGGCCGATAGACGATGGGAATCTGACCCCCTTCGAGGGCATATCCACCATCGGCCAGGTCGAAGCCAAGGAACTCCGCAAAGCGACAGGCGCGTCCATCATCCGGAAGAACAGTCGTTCCAAGGCAGACCTTGTGCTCCGCCATCTTCGCCAGCTCGGCCCGGGCAACCTCGACAATCTTGCGCCGATGCCTGATGACGTGCTGCGCAACGACCAGCCAGACCATGCCATCGGACGCGAGCGGGCTGCCGCACAGGCCCCACATCCCGGCAATGTGATCATCAACGAAAGCGGTCCGGCAGTAGTACGACTGATCATACTTCTCCTTGATCGCGTGGTGAAGATTGACCCCGCGGCGACGCAGTGCGGCGTCGTGCTCCACCCGCATCATCCGGGCCATCGGCCCGCAATGACGGCGCTTGCCCTCGACGATTTCAACTTTCATCGGGTTGCCCCTTTGGTTTCTTCCGCGTCTGCGGCTGGTCCCCGGCCTCCCATTCCGTGACCAAACTAAGCACGCACATGGGCAGCGGAGCGCTCTGCTGGAAGGCGATTTGGCCGCGCGTGTTGTAACCACCGGGCAGCGGCACCCTGATATCGCCTGTGAAGAAGGGCTGCGCAGTCTCGCCATAGGGCGGTACGCCGCGCGCCGGCACCTCGGTAAGATCGTGCCACGCCGGGGCGATCTGGATAGGACTCTGTGCCCCGCCGTCCGGTTGATTGGCCCCGACCATGAACCCGCGAGACGCTTCCACCCGCGCCGTCACGACCGCGTTCCGCTTGCGCTGTCCCTGAATCGTCGGGTTGTCCATGGCGTCAAGGTACAGGGATTGTAGCTGTGCAACAAACCCGAGGCCGATCACCACGTTGGTCGCCGGCCTCGCCAAGTCGATTGTCCCATTATCCGACACCACTTGAGGCGGAATTACCTCCCCGTCGGCGACGCCGGTGACCGTGGCGCCGATCAGATGGTTGAGCCCGAAAACCGTCGACACTGGCGCAGTCATCGTCCACTCGCCTGCCGGGATCGGCGGCAGGGACTCTTCCGAATCCGGGATGGTCTGCGTGAAAGGCGATATCACGTCCGCCGTGACATGGCGGTCATTGGTATAGGCGGTTATCCGCGCACTGCCGCCCGCGGCGCGCACCACCGATGACACGTCGCCATTCGTGAAGATCGCCGAGTCGGTCGCCAAGGTCACAGTGTTCGCCAGCGTGATCTCGATATCGAAGTAGTTTCCGCCCTCGCTCCCGGCCGGGTCGTAGCCGACCAGCTTGGGCGAGACGTAGCCGGTGCCGCCCGGAGTGAAGACGACATTCGTAATCACGCCGCCCATGATAGTCACCACCGGCACTGCGCCAGTGCCAGGCCCTTGGCCGTTGCTGTCGACCACCGAGAACTCCGCCGCGGTTGACCAGTTCGTTCCGCCATCGTTGATCGTCGCCCCCGAGCATTCTCCCAGGCCGGTCGAGGAGGAAATGGTCAGCGTGGCGTCCGGTGCCGGCTGCGCAAGTGACAGTCCGCAATCTACACACCAGCAATCATCGACCGTCGACCAGATTCGATTGTCCATGCGCTCGATCGTGTAGCAGTCACGACCGCCGATGGTCCGCTGCACGGCGACGTAGACCGCATCGACCGGCAGTTCCGTCACAGAGCACACCGACACGAAGTAGCCGTTTGTGTCATGCCGCGCCCAGGCCGCGATCTGCTCCGGCTTCACGAAGGTCAGGCTGAGAAGCACGCCATCATTCCGGACCGCCCACAGAAGCTTGTACGGCTCCTCCGCCCACGCCCACTGCTCGATCTGGTAGCCCGTGAACAGGTGCGAGGAATTAAGCGTCAGATCGATGCCGGTATAGATGTTCTGATAGAACTGGTAGCCGAGGTCCCGCACCACCGAGCCCTTCGACTGCACGTACAGGATATCGTAGTCGATGCGGATGGGACCGACGTGATTGTGGCAACCGTTGAACGCCTGCGGCTGGGCCTGCTGGGTCGATGGCGTCACCGGCTGCGGATTGAACGATGACCCCCCGGTGCCGGTAAGCTGCCACGCCTCGCGCCCGGTCAGCACCACAAGACCGCCCGGCATGTCGACCATGAACTGAATGCCATCGACCTGCACCGACCACGGCGATCCCGTGATCGCATCGCTATCCACCGGCGGGTTGCGCGTGTCGAAGTTCGTGAACGATCCCGGCTGCGACATGAAGTAGGTGTCGGGCTGGGCCAACGTGCTGGCATAGACGCGCCGGTCTTGGAAGTAGGATACGACCGATGGATAATTCTCCGGCGCGTCGAAAGGATCCACCGCTTGCGACGGCACGGTGTTGAAGTCGGGCACGAAGCCAGAGTCAGTGAACGACGATCCCTCCGACATGCCGATGACGCCAAAGGGGATGCCGAGCGGCGCGCGCTCTGCGAAGGTCACCGGAGCCTTGTAGATGCGATAGTTCGTGGCTTGCGCAACCGTCGCCCAGCGGATCGTGATCGTCCCCGCCGTCGCGCTCACATTTACCGCATTGTCGATGTAGGCGATCGGGGACGCAATGCTTTCGCTCCCGTCCTCCGGGTTCACCGCCGTGACCACGTACTGATAGAACGTCGAGCCACCGCCGCTGGCCGTCCCGGATGTTGAGCCGGGCGGATCAATCGTCGGGGCCGGCGCTATCGCGTCGAACTGCCAGTCCGTGTCCGAGAAGCGCTTCAGATCGTAGGGCTGGTACGGTGTCCCGGTGTCCTGATTCACACAGCAGATCGACATGACGTCCGCCGACTGCGTCCACTTCAGCCATGGAAGGTCGACCGCGGCATAAGGCGAGTCGGCCGTGTAGATACGAGCCACGAACCCGCCGGCAGAATAAGGCGTAAAGCCGCTGGTATCGATCTCGTCGCCATAGACGCTGAACAAGGCGAACTCGGTCGCCGTTGCATTCCCGACAACATAGGTCTGCCCGTTCACTTGGGTCATGCCATCGACACCGCTGATCTCGATCCAGTTCCCGTCTTGGAACGGCTGGATTGCCGCAAATGTCACCGTGAAGGTCGCGCCCTCCCCGAGGCCCGTGGACGACGCTTGGGCGACCGGATTGGCCGGCGCTGTGCTGTAGGCACCCGGATTGCGCACCGTCACCGCATGCGGGGCCATAATCGCATTCGAGAAGCTGGCTTGCGTTCCGGTGCCGGAAGTCGATCCCTGCGTGAAGGTCCCGGTGACAGGGTTCGCCTGATAGACGCCCGGGGTGGTGATGGTGAAGGTCAGCACGCCTACCTGAAGGTCGAGCGTCGCGCCCGCCAGGCCGCCGCCCGTCACCGGCTCACCAGCCGTCGTCGGATTGACCGTGTAATCGCCCGCCACGGAGATGCTCCGTACCTCCGTAATCGCGCCGGCCGCGATCGTGACTCGCGCTTGGAATTTCGTCCCCGTGCCCGTGGTCCCGGTAACGGTCTGGATTCCGGTGGTCCCACCGGCACCCGCCGCGTTCACGGTGGCGCTCACGACTTGGGTATGCGTTACCGTCACAATGCCCGTGGTCGTGTGCGTACCCCCGGCCAAGGTGATCGTGTCCGCGGGCGCATAGACACCTTCGCCCGGCGCAAACAATTCCAAAGAAAGAATCTCACTGCTGCTCACTTCGAGAACCGCCGGCGTACCGATACCTCCCGCCAGCGTGATCAGATCGTCCTTCTCGTAGCTCGATGTCACTCCCGTGTTGATCGGCGTCGCAGCCGTCGCGCCTCTGGCTGTTATCGACACCACCCCGGGACTTGCCTGCGTGATATTCGTGATCGCCAGGTCGCCCTCGGTCACATACGCGCCGTTCGTCACAACCCGCATGTAGCGCTGTCCAAACTCCAGCGCGAGACCCTGCTTCACCGAGGACTGGAAGGGCACGAGGCGCGGAGGAGTCGGGCGTCCAGTCTGCTTGCTGAAACCGGCGAAGCTCGTCCCGGCTCGGCTGTAGTAGCCACCGCTGAACTTCGGCCAGCCATTGCGGACCGTCGAAGCGCCGACTTTATAACGGGCCAAATCAGCGCGCCCGTACAGGCCAGGCGCTACCTCACCGACGGTGAAGGCAGCTTGGGCAAACGGAACGGCCACGGCCTAGTACGCTGACCCATCCGAGAAGGACAGGCTCCCCGCGAAGCTATTCCCCCAGCAGCCGTAACCGCCGGCGCCGCCGTCCATGCCCAAGCCGCCGTTGTTGAATCCATTGTTGCCGTAGGAGGTTCGCGCCCGCATCCAGTCCGGCAAATGCGAGGTCGAGACGGTCGATGCATTCCCGTCCGCGATGCGCGCCTCCATTACCTTTGCCCTGGCAATGGCGATCTGCTCTTTGCGCAGTTCGATGCCGTACTTCGGGTTCTTTGCCCACAGCGCCAGCGCCACCTCGCTCGCCAGATAGGCCACCATCGCGCTCGTGAACAGATTGTCCCAGAGCGTCGGATAAACGGCGTCGAAGGTGTAGACCACCGATGCGCTTCCGACATTCGACAGGATCACCGTGCTTCCGGTTGGGCTTTGCCCCGGGTTCGCCGTCGGATCGGCTTGTGCATCGAGCGGATAGTTCGGATCGTTCGTGATCTGATACAGCGACGGGCGGATCGGCTGCCAAAGCTGCTGCGGCCCGGTCGCTCCCGTGGTCAGAGGGACGCTTGGATTAGACGGCGTGATGTTCGGTGCCGGCGTCGGCGGATTGTTGAACGGATTCCAGGGGATGTACCGGATGCGCAGGCAATCGTCCGGATAGCGGTATTCGTAGTTGAAGTTCGTTCCGGGCACCACGGTCCCGACGTTCGCCGTATTGCCGCTTGCATCAGCCAGCAGCACCATCGTCGCCTGTTTGCGCGCGAACGACCACGGCGCGGCCCGCAGAAGATCCTGCCGGCACCGCCCATAGGCCCGCAGCAGGACATTGGCGACACGGCTGCCTTCCTCGATATTGCCGATCTGCTCGTCAACGCCGATCGCGTCGATAGCCATGTTGGCGACGATAGTGGGGGAGCCGGCCATCTATCGGTCCTCCATCGTCGAGATGCCGAATTGCGCTTGAGCGTTCGGCGTCATCGCTTTCTGTGCATCGAGGCTCACCAGTGCCGCGCCGGCCTCTTCGGCGAGACGCGCGGCCAAAGCTTGGGTGAAGGCAATGTCCCAAGTTTCTGGATTTGTCACCCGAGCGGTGTAGACCGCGATTGCATCGGTGAAGTTGCAGAGGATCACGCGCCGCGCCGGGGTGAAGCTATCATCGTTCGCCTCCGTCCAGTCCGTCGGAATCGGCGCAGGATCGAAGACGAAGCCCGGCCGGCGCTTCACCAGCCTGATCTTGATGCAGTCTTCCGGGAATCCATACTCCGCCGCAAAACCGATCGGCGGCATCGTCGCAGGGTCCCATGCGTTCGGCGGGAAATAGCCCCCCGCCGGCGCTTGCTTCAGCAGGGTCAACGACAGGGACCGCTGGGCAAAGGCGTAATCGAAGTTGCGAAGCAGATCGTCTCGCGCCTGACCGTAGACTTGTAGAATCGCATTGGCATGGTCCGAGCCATCGAGCAGCGAGCCGACCTTCAGGCGATAGCCGAGACGGGTCAGCGCAAGGTTGCCAACGTCGGCGGGAGTTGAGGTCGAAACTGCCATCAATTATCTCGCGAGGTCGCCATGGAAGCGGCCTTCTCTGCTGCGGCCAACTGCACCGCTTCGGTATCGGGACGCCCAGCCACCGCCTCTGCAAGCTCGGACGCCAGCATCCGAACCACGGCTTCACGGAAGCCAGGATCCCAAGTGTCCTCAGTCGGGTTGTTGTTGTAAATCGCCACCGGCGACGGGATCGAAGTCCAAAGCACTTTCTTCTGTGCCCCGCTCACGAGCGTGTTACCCGTCGAGAAATTAAGCGGCAACGGATCGTTGATGTCAGCCAAGGTCGCGGGCTGAAGCAGCCACACTTCGATGCCATTTCCGGGGTAGAGATATTCACTCGTGAACTGTCCCATCATGAATGGCCCGGCATTGCCGCTCGCGACCAAGACAACCACGCGACGCGACGCATCCCAAGAAAAGCGCCGCTGCACCGTCGCGACGCAGGGTCCGTAGAGATAACGCAGAGCAACGCCAGCCGCCGACGAATCCCAAAGCGGATTCTGTCCAGTAACCGCCGGCTGATTATCGCCGATAAGCTG